CGGGCAGATGGTGTTCATTGATCAACTCAAACAACGTATGAGAGACATGGAACACGCAGCAGACCTGGTCATCATCGATGATCTGCGGTTCCCGTTCGAGGCTGACTGGGTTCGTTCCCAGGGTGGAAAGGTCATCAGAATTATTAGGCCAGAGCTGGATGGAGTGGTGGACAACCACATCTCAGAGACCTCAGTTGATGAGGTCCTGGCAGATGCCACCATCATCAATAGCGATGGCTTAGAAACACTTTTCCTCAAGGTGACTGACACCCTGGGGAGAATGCGTGGCAATGATTACCATAACACTGAGCCGATCAGAGCTGGCACTAGCCAGGCACTTAGCGCATGAGCGCATAGCAGTCACTGGCCCAACCAGGACCAATGACCAGATGGGGCACCTGGACAAGTCTCCAGGTGCCAGAGAAACAGCCGACATCAATGGGGTAGCAGGAGAACTGGCCTTTGCTAAGGCCTTCAACCTGTGGCCTGACCTGGACAGTTCAGGGCCATGCGTAGTTGATGTGACACTGCCAGATGGCAGGACAGTTGACATCAAGACTACCCCAGTGATCGGAGGCAACCTGATAGCGAACCTGAAGGCCCATAAGACGGACTTTCTAGCCCTGGTGGAGTGTCAGGACCACACGTTCACCATCGTGGGCATAGCGCCCACATCAGAGGTCGAGAAACCCGAATACATGGAGCCCATACAGGGTCGCATTGTCTACCTATACCCCAGAGATCAATTAACAGACGTCCAATGGATGATGAACCAACACCCAAAGCCGACTTTGAAGGCTGTGGTTACTACTTTGAGCTAGGTTTCTTCACGAAACTAGACAAGGCCTGTGACCGTTTCTTCAGAAAGCGAGGTATGCCCACAAGCTACACCTGGCGCAACCCCAACCCTAAACAGAAAGGAACTAATAATGATGCTGAAACCAACAGTTCTCCTGAAGCATGAATCAGGAGTCACGGCTCAATGGTATGACGAGCCTAACAACCGCATGATGATGGCCATCTACAGCCCGGTAGGTGACCGAGGTAAGTATGCCCTGAGTCAGATAGCAGGCCCCTGGTCAGGCGTGGTCAAAGTAGACGAGAATGACCCCAAGACTTGGGCTCCATACATAATACCAGGGTTTGAACGTGAACGAACCTATGTCCTGGACCAGGCTGAACTACTGCTTCTCTGTATCAACGCAGACTACGGTGGTATGGCAGCTCTGAAGAGCATCTTCCCAGGGCCCATCATAGGGTTTGACCAATGATCTGCCCAATCTGTCACGGCAGAGGCTACGTCCTGAAGCCTGAACCAACCCACTGCCCAGCATGTGGTGGTTGGGGCTACAGGCAGCCCTCTTGTCAAGCCCCAAAGAAAACCCTACAAACAGGGGACCGTGAACGATTGTCCAGACGTAAATATAGACTCGGAGGTGTCAGTCACCCTTGACAGACGACCTCTAGACACAGATAATTGGGAGGGCGGTTGGAAGACGATAGTCTCCAGCCGTCTTTCTATTTACCACCATGCCTAAAGGCTCCCTGACCCAGTTCAATCAGAGAATGCCTGACCAGGGTCTCAGGAACTATGATGGCACCCAGATCAAGGCTAAAGACCCGAAACGATACGACTGTATCGTGAGGGCAATAAGAGAGGGAGTAGGGCATGAGAGCATAGCTAAGATATTCGGTATTGGTCAGCAGACCGTCCAGGGTATCAGCTCTAAGGAGAACCTGCCTGCTCACTCTCAAGAGGCTCTGATTAATAATCTTAGGCAGACAAGGGACCTGTGCCTGACCAAGTTCAAAGAGGCAGTAGAGGCCAATGAAGTGAAGGCTGATAAGTTACCCGTCGCCATCGGCATCTTGACCGACAAAGAGGTGCAGGTTCAGGGCTTACCCAGCGCCATTGTGGCTCATACATCAACCACCATTGATGCGTTAGCACTCAAACAACTCATTGCCAATGCCAGGAAGGATGAAGAAGTCATTGATGCAGAGGTGGTAACAGAAGAAAAGAACCCCTGATGCAATTGGAACATAATTGATATTGTGCGAAGAATGGGCCCAACAAGGGGGCGGGGGGGTCAATAATCTCCCAGGAGTGGCGATATGGAAACGCATCCCCCCAACCACACCAAATGACAAAAGGCCCCTCTTGGGCCCCTCTCTTTGACATTTAAGAAGGGGCGCTAAATGTCAAAAACAGACTAACCATGAAAGACCATAAACACATCTCATGTAACTCCTGTGGAGACTCTGAAACCTACCTGGCAGCCGAGGCTGATGGTTGGCTCATTCAGAAGCCTGCTGATGCCCCCTGGGAGGTTCTTTGCTCCTACTGTTGGGACAGGTTTGATGAAGCGATGGCAAAGGACTGACCATGGAAGACCAGGACAACCAACCCAAGAAACGAACCAGAGGCAAACCGGCCAAACGTAGGACCATGCTAGAGACGCCTGACCTCCGATGGAAGGCAGGCAGGGAGAGTAAAGTGGGCAAGGTCATTGGTCACCCTCTCAACAGCAGGCTTATAGAGACCGATCTAGGCCTGGTCCATGTCAGTGATGCCAGATGGTTCCAGAAAGGCCTCCAGGTGCCTGTCTGGTGCGAACCAGGGGGCAAGAGAATGTATTGCAAGGGAAGGCCTAGACAGTTGAGCAGGTGGTGACATGAAGTGGACTAAGCACCCTATCTACCCGGTCCCTACTCAGTCAGAGGCGATGGCCATGGCTGCCCAGGGCACCCTGGAAGAGTTCTACAACAAGAGGGAGGAACTCATCAGGTTAGAGGAGGCTGACCCTTACTTGTATGGGGCAGACCACCACAACACTGAGGGCATCTTTGATCATTGGAAGGACGTGGACAAGGCCCTGGAGGACCCCACTGTAGACGTGATCTACATCTTTGGTGGTAACAGGGCAGGGAAGTCCAGATACATGGCTTCTAGGGTCATTAGAGCGATGGTGAACAACCCTAAATACGCAGTCTGGTGTTGTCATAGTTCTAATGACTCCAGCATCCAGGTTCAGCAACCCTATTTGAATGCCTATTTGCCACAGCAATGGAAGGCACAGAGAAGGAATGTGAGGTCTGTTCAGAACATTGCTTTCAGTCAGAAGAACGGTTTCTCCAACAGGACCTTTGTGGGGGTCAACCACAGCCAAGCCTGGTTCAAAAATTACACCCAGGACTTGGGCACATTGGAAGGGACAGAGCTAGACTTGATCTGGATGGACGAGCTAGTGCCCCTAGCCTGGGTGCAGACCCTGAAATATAGATTGGTCTCACGTAGGGGCAAAATGGTCATCACTTTCACTCCGATAGAAGGTTACACACCGACCGTAAAAGACGCCTGTGAGGGTGCCATCATCGAGGAGACTAAACCTGGGAAGCTGATAGACCCCAAAGCGCCATCAACCATACCAGGGGTGCCCAAGGGGCACATGCCATACAGAGCAAGGACAAGACAAGGCAATGGACAGATATTCTGGTTCTTCAGTGAATTCAACCCCTACTCACCATTCGATGCCATGGAGAAAACCCTCCAGGGTAGGACCAGGGAGGAAATTGAGATCAGGGCATACGGCTATGTTTCCAACCCTATTGTTGGCAAGTTCCCCAGATTTACAGACAGGAATATTGTCAAGGCAGACCAGGTTCCAAAGAGTGGAACAAACTATATGGTGGTGGACCCAACGCCTGGGGACCGCAATTGGTTTATGCTTTGGCTTCGCGTTGACGACCTTGGTCGCGTGTTTGTTTATCGTGAGTGGCCTGACTTTGATAACCATGGCGAGTGGGCTCTACCATCTGCGAAGATGGACGGTAAGAAGGGCCCGGCACAGACCGCAGACTGTGGTAGGAACTTGCAGCAGTATAAGACCCTGATCAGGGAACTAGAGAGAACAGACGGTGGCATCCAGGAGAGGTTCATTGACCCCAGGGCAGGAAGAACTGCTGTTCTCAGCCAGAGAGAACACAACCAGAGCTTGATTGATCTCCTGGCTCAACCTGACAGAGGGGCAGGGGGTGAAGTTACCAAGGACGGCTTACTTTTCACGGCTGCCCCAATGACGCACATCGACGAGAGCTGTGCCCTTGTCAACAATTTGTTTTCCTATAACTTGAGCGAGGAAGTGTCGGTTCTGAACGAGCCGAAACTCTACGTGTCGGAGGTGTGTAAAAATCTAATCTACTCTCTGAGAACCTGGACCAATGCCGACGGAGACAAGGGGGCCAGCAAGGACCCTGTTGACTGTCTCAGATACGGCATACTCATGGACCCCATCTACGTCCCCAGGAACCAAGAATACAGCACACAACCCGGCAGCTATTGATGCACACCCTAGACAAACTGGTTTCGACAACGGAACCTAACATTTCTGAATTACGGAGAGACTTCCGTAGGGCTCACACCGACAGGCGAATGACCAACAGGGTCAAGGACGCTGACAACACTCGGTTTGCCTTCTGGAACGGTCAGAGTTCTGATGGCAAAAAACATGCCTCGGACATTGGCCAACAGCCATTCCCGTGGGAAGGTGCCAGTGACACTCGAATCAGACTGGCCGATGAAGTGTGCAACTTCATGGTCAACTTGAGCACCTCCAGCATCGCTAGGGCTGCCCTGAACGTCGATGGCATTGAAAGCAGCGACGTCAAGACATCTGGTGCAGTAGGCCTGTATCTGAGGTGGATGCTAAAGACTTTGATGCAGCCAGACTTTGAGGAAGAACTGGAACTGCACTCTGAATATGCAGCGCAATATGGTTGGAGCGTCCTTCATGTAACCTGGGAGCGTTGCTACGCCCAGGTGCCCCGCGAGATTAACCTCCAAACACTCACCGGCTATCTAGGGGCCGACAACCCGCCTAGTATTGACGCTCTAACCGCTGCCCTGCAAAACGAACAAGAATACCTGGCTGACCTCCTGGTCGCAGGCAACAAAGGGTTAACCAGGACCAAAGCCCTGAAACACATCAGGGAGATTGTTGAGACTGGCAAGACAGTGTTTGAGGTTCCTGAGATGACTCGGAACCAACCAAGTATTGTTGCCCTTCGTCCCTACTACGAGGTCTTGTTCCCGCCCGAAACAACCGATTGGCAACGTGCCAGGGCAATTTTCAGAAGAGACTTCTACACAGTTGCCGAGATTGAAGAGAAGGCAGCATCAGGGGAGTGGGACAAGAAGTTCTGCGAAGAGGTTAAGAAGACTGCTGGCACCAATGCTTCAAGCTACGAATACGGTCTTTCCCCGGTGGTTGGCACTAGCGACCACATGGACGATAAGTCCAACCTGGTCGAGATCATTCATGCTTACTCAAGGCGAACCACCGA